CTAGTTCTTATTATTTGTAAAGTTGTATTTTCGCAACGTTGTTTTTTTGCAACGGGCTTAGTATCCTCTGTATACAAGGACTTTAGCCCTTAATTTTGGTGATGGCAGTTGGCGACTTGCTCATAGTGAATCCCATGCGGTTATTCGTTGGGTAAGGCGCACTGCTCGGAGATCCGAATTTAAACTCAGCATCAGAGAATGCTTTGACGCTGTAGTAAATCGATGTTCCCTTCAAGTCCATATACACCTGTTGAATGTTTAGCGTATTGGCAGTCATGTTCAATAATGTCTGAGCATGATTAGTTGAAGTGTTTAACCACTTCACCATCTCAGCTGTGATTGGATAGTGAAGCAAACCGTAACGAACACGATCATATCCCTTACCCATAATGCGTTTGGAAACCTCTACGTTGATTGTGCTAGTATACCCAGTTGCATCATAAAACTCTTTGGTATACTTACGTAAATTTTCGTATGTTCCCATGTTAACTACAGCAGTTTCCATCTGTGCCTGTGTAGGAATACCAGTAGTATAGCCAGTCTTAAGATCTTTATGTTTTAATAGTTTAGTTAGCGCTAACCAACCAGCACTGTTTAGATACTGAGCTGCTTTAAGTGGTCCAAAATATAAACCATTTTTTTCTTCAGTTGAAAGGTGGTAGATGACCCATGATGGCTTGGCTAATTTGATATCAAGGTTTGTTGATGTTGTAATCAATTCTTCAATCACTGGCATTAGAGAAGTGATTGAGGGTTTACCACCTTGCCCAGCCTTTGCTGAAAACTTTTCGTCTAACCCTTGCTTTGTTACAAGGATGTAGTCAATTAACTTCTCATTACCAACAGGAAACTTAACTGCTTTATATTTGGTGGCATGAGTCTGAAGCAACCATGCTGCTCCAGTTATCTCACCGAAGTCTTTTAGAATGATGTTGTAATCTTCTTTACTAAGAGTTCCAGGATTCGTTGGAAAGGTGTTGTTACCTTTAATTGCCTGGTCATAAAGATACTCGCATGCGGATACCACTGCTGGAGATAATCCCATAGTCTTTAGTGTACTCTTTACCTTAGTATTTAAAGAAGTAAGCGTAACTTCGTTCCCATCTGCTATTCCAAAAGCAGTGGGTATTAGCTGTTTATTTTTAACCTGACCAGACATAAAAACTCCTAATAATAATAGTTTACTATTTAGGAAGTTTTGCTACACGATGGTATTTTCTATCCCACTTTAGAATGTGCTGGGTTAGTTTGGGAAGAGCCTCATTACCACGGAAGTTGTTGTCGAACGCTTTGAGAATCATACCAAAAGTGCGAGAGTCTCGTTTAGTCTTGCAACGTGCAACTAAATCGGCAACTGGTATGTTTGGTCGATTGGTGTAGTACTCAATCAGAATACAATGTGCGTATGCCTGAATCTCGTCGTAGTCGCTAAAGTACTTACGAGTCTCGTTCTTCTTTACGGACTTGGTTTTCTTGTGGGGTAAGTAGTACCCATTGTAATCTTCAGAACGTCTCTCGTATTGCATAAAGTGAATCATCTCATGCATCAGAGTCTGAATAAAACGAAACTTGAACGCATCCCATGAACGTGGGGTGAACTCATGTTTGTTGAAATTATTGGAGTGTATTTCTATGGTTGATTGTCGGGTTTCTGGCTCGTAGAGACCACCGACTGCTACATACTCAGCGTAGAATTTAGCTTGGGAAAGAGGAGGGAGAAACGCTACTTTGGTTCTCCATTTACGGCAGTAGTTCATTAGACCAATTGAATCGTTGCGATAATTGTCTAGATCTTTCCACACTTTTGATGGAATGAGTTTAGCCCTAAATGGACGCTCACGGAAATTGAGCAGTTCCATCCAGTCGAATTTGCATTGTTCAAGGAAGTTCATAGCCATATTATACCCCCTCTATTGACAGAAGTCAATCCATTTATTTAGGGATATATGGTATTGGGGACTCCATCCCCTTCTCCCAGAAGTGTAGCTCTACCTCTGGAGGGAGAATAAGACGTAACCCTTTTAATACCTTTTTATTGTCTTCATAGTGGCGTTGCACCCCTAATTCGACAATCTTGGATGCTTTGAATTTAACTACATTCTCGATATTTCGGGACTCGTTCAATAGATGGAAAGACAGGATTCGGTCTGGGTAGTTAGCCTTTAGCCAGTTGTCTGTAATTTGGTAGATACGAGTCTCAGACTTTCGGGCTGAGATAGCATGGAAGGTTTCCTCCACTGGCTCAATTAACCTCTCGGCATTACTGTACCATTGATAGAGGAATTCTTTCCTAGCCTTACGCTCGTCACCCTTCATCTTACCCCATTTCTTTTCAGAGGCAGGTGGCTGGGCAGCGAGTACGCCATCGATATCATAGGAAACAATCATAGAAAATTCAAGTTAATTTTATCGGTGTTTAAGATATATTGTTTCTGCGCCAGCCAAATCTTCTCACGTTTCTCAAAGGAAAGAGATGCGAACTTTTCAATAGATTCAGCTGTATCAGCTGGGAAACACCAGACCAAACCATTATTACCCTGTGGTGCGCAGACAGGAATACCAGCATAAACCGCATGATAAGCACGACCAGTGCGCCAGCCAGAACGCTTATGTTTATCATCATAGACAGCCAGACAACCATTGTACTTCTGATAGAAAGCACGACGATCTCGTTGCTGAGGATTCTCAACGATGTTCAATCCAACGTAGTCTGACCATTCAGCTTCTTTACCTGCAACCTCAAGAAAGGAAGACTTGGTATATTCTTTGAAGTGTTTAGTGCGACCACTTGGGCGACCGATATAAACAACCTTCTCGATCTCACCACGATGAAACTCTGCGAACTCCATACCAGCAGCCATCGGTAAGTCAATGGTAGTTGAGCCAGCTGGGCATTTCAGAATGGTGGCAACCTCACTTGGAACTGCAGCATTGGCTGCGATAGTCCAGCGTGACCAGTTCTCGTTGGGTAGCAGTTCCCACAAGAATGGTAGGTCTGGGTCGTCGTTTAGAAATACGATGTTGCCTTTATGTGCGTTGATCATCTCAACAGTCTTATCCCAATACTTCTGATAGAACTGTAGGTTAGTTCCACCAAACTCAAGGACAAGAGTATCACACTCTTGGTACGTATCAAACGATTCGAAGCCATCGTCTTTAGTGGCATCTGTTGGTTCAGACAAAGGTACGATGCGCATCCCAGCACCTAGCACATTCTTGAAGAACGCAACTCTCTTTTCAACCCATGCACCACGGATACCGTTCTCTTTATTGGTCAAACCAATTTTACCTGATACTCTACGGTATCCAATTTTCTTTCCAGTGTTGGTAGAGTTAGCTGAGTAGAACCACTCAAGCAACCTTTCCTCGCCTAAAAATTCATGCAGTGACATGCGTTATCCTAATGAAAAATGCGCCACTCAAAAGTGGCGCTGGTTAAGTGATTCGGTATCAGACAGAAATACCGTTAGCCTTTAATTCAGCTGCGAACTCGTCTTCATCAATCACAACATCTGAAGTGTCGATGATACGTTGCAGTTGAGACTTCTCAAGTTGGGTCTGTACCTTCTTAGATACACCCTTGGAATTTGGTCCAGGGAACGCAAGCATGCCACGCTCCAGTTGATTGAACTTAGACAACCAGTGTGGGTAGCCAACCTTTGGTGCACCATCAGCACGTTTGGCAAAAATTTCTTGCCAGATATGGTACATATCTTTTGACGCCAGCGTTTCGGCTGATGCCAGTTCGGGACGGTGCTCAACGAATGCATCGATACAACGCTTTTGACCCTTGGACAACTCAGAATATTTTAACATAATTACCTCTCAAAGTGTAGTGTGTGTTTACAAAAATGACAGCTGATTCACAACCGTCTAACAACTATTATACAGGAAACCTGAATAAAAGTAAAGCATTTTCTTACAAGTAGTTGCAAATTTGCAACGTCTTCAAACCCTCTCGGCTAGAGAGGTTTGACCGTCCAACCAACTTTAAGATATATTATACCCTAAAGCTGATTATTTGTAAAGCATTCCCCTACAGTTTGTAAGGTTATCCAAAGAACGATTCCAAGCTGGACTTCTCAGCCTCTGGGTGATATTTTGCAAGCATCTCTTCACCGTTTGTTTGGCTGCGCAAGTAATCAAACCACTCATCGCTTTCCCACATACCAGCTGAGACACCATTCCACAAGGCACGTTGCTCTGGATGTTCTTTGTTCTTACGACGTGTCTCAACAAAGTTGTAGCGAGTGTCTTCATATTCTTTCGTACCCAACTCAAGCATCTTCTCACGGAAGTAAACAACAAGAGAGATACGTTCAGAACCTTCTTCACAAACAATTGGTGTATTGCCATGCATCACTTCGTGATTGTTAATCAACAGCAAGTCACCTGGACGAACATTAACTGCAACACGATACTCAGGTGCAATCAAATAACCACCTGTATAGCGACCATCATTTGATAGAGTCAACAAGTTTGAAAGACCAGAAGTCAAATCACCTGCATCATAATGAGCAGCAGTACGGAAAGTCTTGTTCACAGTCACAGTAGTGAATGGTGTTTCTGGAACCAAGAATGCTGGGTCAATCTTAGAAGCTGCTTCCATTTGATTTCGATAACGCATAGGCATCATCTCTTCAAATGCTTTAGACAAACGCTGTAAGAATGGGTATGACATTTTGAACTTGTCAAAGTAGTCACGTGTATAAGAAGTCGCACGACCAAATGGGATACGTGGGTAGCGATCGAACCAGCCAGCTACGCCAGAGTGTACAGAGTTAGCGTAAGTAGTTGCACAGATTAGATCTTTGGTGATACGTTGCGCTTCTGCTTTGGCTGCATCTTGTGATAGAGTGCGAGTTGCGTCTACCCATGTTTCAAAGTCAAACTTCTCTTTCTCTACACGTTCAATAGACCAGACGTTGGCACGGTTGGAGATAGCTTCCTTCTTACCAGCATGCTTAGCACGGATCTCATCGATAGGATCTTCACCGACCAAGTTAAGAGTTGGCTTTAGAAAGTAATCAATAACTTCATATTCATATTCCTTGACCCACTGACGATTGCCAAGAGAACCTGCACGTGGACCAGCTGCGGTGCCACGATTCTGTGTTTCTTGAGCAGCTTCACGAAGACCAATGTATGCTTGGTCTTGCATCTCTTTACTAAAGTAGTTCTTACGAAACTTAAATACGATGCGCATCTCATCAGCACCAGTGTCATAGTTGGCTGGCATATAAACATCACAGTCTTCTTCGACTAGGATGTCATAGTGTGACTCATCAAGGAACTGCCCCAACAGGTGGGTGCAGTCATGTTTACGATCTGCTACGATTACTTTTACCATTTTGTTCTCTCTTTCTTAACCGAAGTTAAATCCCTCACCAGAGATTCCCTTCATACGTTTACCGAATGTTGTCTTATCGAACATTGGTCCATCATCAGTTCCAGCGTCAGCTATACCTTCTTGCGCACTCATCTCTACATTATACAGCTTCATCTTACTTCTGTCAACTCCTACAACAAAACGCTTGTAATAATTTGGATCAGAGTAACGATTCTTCAATTGCTTGACCATAATCTGATTCAACTGTTCCAACTCTTCTGTACTAATCAAAGCAACCATAAAGTCAACTGTCGCTGGCAAACCAAACGATTCAGAGGTATCTTCCAGACCTGGATCGGAACTGGTAAAACCAGATCGAGTCGTTTGAGTGGCAGATAAAATCGGCAGATTATACTCAACGGCAAGACCACGAATCTCTTCAGCAATGCTCTTGATATATGTATAAGAGTTTACGTTAGCTCCCTGCTTTAAACGCTGAGAAGCACAGATATTTAAGTAGTCAATAATAACGATGTCTGGCTTGAAGTCTTTCTTCATACGCAGTTCTTCAAACAATGCTCGGAAGTGACCAGCATGAGCACTCGCTGTAGGATATTCTTTAACAATAAGTTTACCCTTTGTCTTGTCTGCAATCTTTGCTACACGGTTCTCGAAGATTTCTCTGTCGATAACCTTCAATTCATCCATAGTCATATTCAGCAAGTTAGCATCAATACGTTCAGCGATGCGCTCTTCAGCCATCTCCAGAGTTATGTATAATACATTTAGATTCTGTAAAAGAACAGAAGCTGCAACATGACACATAGCCAATGACTTACCAACACCAGTGCCAGCCAGAATGACATTCAATGTTTTCTTGGACAAACCACCTTTGGTAATCTTGTTAAGAATATCAATATCGAATGCAACCTTCTCTTCCACACGATGGTAAAAGTCATATCGTTCATTCGCATCATCAATGTAATCATGACCAATGTGATTATCAAACGAAACTGCCAAGGCATCAGACAACAAAGATGGGATAGCATCTTTGGTTTGTACTTTATCACGTCCTTCGATAATCTTAATCGAATCCATAATGGCAAGATAGACAGCACGTTCTTTACAGAAGTTCTCTGTCTCGTTCAATAACCAATCAACGTTGGTGTCATTATTCACCAACCCATCAATCATACCCTCAGCATCACGAACTTCTTGTTCGTTCAAATCGGTTCGATTGGAAACTTCAATAGACAGA